CGATATTTCCGCTGGGGAACGCAGTCGCGCCGCCTTTACGAGCGCCTGATGTGCGGCCCGGCAACGGCTGCGGAGATCGTCCGCGAGCTTCACATCTACAATTATCATGGTGTGATTGCTGATGTCCGGAGCGCCCTTGAGGGCACGGGCGTAACGATCAAGGCTCGCCCTATTAATGGCAGACGGAATCTCTGGGAATACCGGCTCGCCCGTGTGGACGGCCCGGGCCCGGAACAATACGGCGGCCAACCCCGGTGTAATACAATATATGGTGTAGCGGCAGGTGCCGGGGAAGGCTGCCAACAATGACCCGCAATGATATATTCAAGTGTTCCCGCCTGAAAACGAGCATCACCGTAGGTAGATGCGTGAAAAATCAGAAGGACGCCCTCGATTTCTGGGGGCCGGACGCAAGCAAGTTTCAGTCATGTCCCTGCGATCAGGGGATCGAAATCAGACAATCGGTGGAGGCATCCCATGAAGGACGCACGGAATGTCGAGGTGACCAAGGTGTTAAAGAACGCGCTGTGGCGCGAAGAGGAGAAGGTCCGGAAGGCCCAGGCGGAAATCTTCAAGCTCCGGCTGGACCTACTGGAACTCGGGGTGGAGCTGCCGGATCAGGGCGCGGAAATGCCGGACGGCAAGTGAACAAGGAGGGGGATATGGGAGCAAGGGTAATCTGCAAGAATTGCCGTCGCGAAATGGCGGTCATGAAAGAGGGGATGTGCGGCGGGTGTTGCGGCCGCGTGAAGGGTCTTGAAGGATCGGACAAGTTAATAGCCCTTGCCAAGGCGCGGGAGGATTTCAAGGGCAAGGGCCCCGTTGGCCCGGGGAACCGCAAGCCGAGGGTCAAGATTGCGGGGAAGCCGCCCCGGAAAGCCAAAATGGAGGGGACAGCATCCCATCCCGACATTTCCGGGGCCGATTCCACGCGGAAAGTGGACCGGAAGGCCGTAACACTACCCAGCCCCCGACGGGTAAAGACAGGGTTGAATAAAGACGTTCTTGCCGAGTCCGAGGCCCGTGCAACATTGGGCATTTTGTCAGACGACGATCTGGCTTTTGCCGCCGCCCCGACCGAGGATAATCCCGCCATCATATCCATCATGGTCAATTTCACCGATAGCGACCACGCTATTTTCGAGGGTCTGCAGGCCCTGGGCCGCAAATACCGCCGCTCACCCGATCAACAGATCCTCTGGCTGCTGGAACATGAACTGACGAACGAACGGCTGTTGCCGGCAAAAAGATCGGAGGCTGGCCATGACTAAATTAGAAAAACTATACCGCAGGATGAACGATGATTTCAGGGATCATCTGAAAGAAGCGATGGCAGAGATGGGGGTTCTCGTTGAGAGCGAATGGAATTTTATTGAGAATTGTTTGGTTACAAGAACGGTGGATGGGAAAGACATGACGCCCGCCCAGATGGAATACTTGAAGGGGTATTCAGCCGGCTATGCGGATGCAAAAAGTAAGGTTTATGAGACATAGAAAGGAGGCTGGCCATGGGATCGATGCCGAGGTTGCCTAAAAAGATCGAATACCGCTACCGCAAAGGATCAACAGACGAGAGCCAGAACTGCAAGCACTGCGTCAATATAACAATATGGACGGCCTTAACCCCATTCATGAAATGTCCTAAGTGCGGAAAAGAGATGCATGGGGCGGCTCCTCATGGGCCGTGGAAGCTGCAATACGAATGCCGCCATTGCGGGGCCATTGTTACGAAGTGAGGGAGACTGGGAATGACGGATAAAGTGCAGCATCAAGCAGGTGTCGAGCGTCCGTGGCCGCACCATAACCACCCCGGCAAATACGAAGAGATCGGCGCCACGATCGGCTGCCTGGTGGACAAGAAACAGAAGGCTTATGGCCGGTCGTTTGAAACCTGCGAAAAGGCGCTTGCGCTGTTATGTCCCGACAAAATCAGACCCGATCAGTACGGATTGGTTCTGGTCTTTGCTCGCTCCTGGGACAAATGGAGCCGTATTTTTGCAGATCCGACGGCGTTTGGTGAGGAGCCCCGTAAAGACCTCGCCGGATACGCGTTGCTCATGAACCGGGATTATCCCATCGACGAGCTGAAGGAGGTTGGGGACAAGTGACAATAAACGGCTCGCGAGGCGGCCCCAGGCGGGGCGATCAGCATCCGCGAAGGGAACCAACCCCGCACCCCATATAGGATTTCATACCAGCGTTCTCTTGGGCTCACCGTTCGATCCGGAAGGCGCGGGTCCTTCCTATGATCCAAGAATCATACGGTTCACAAGGCCACAAAATTCGGGTCCGGATGATAATTTAATTTTGTGGGACAATGGGATTATGAGAACAATGAATGAGGAAAACGATGATGATCACATGCCCGACTTGCGGCGGGATGAGGCTGCTGCGGTATGGCAAGACGGCCGCGGGGAAGCAGAAATACCGGTGCCAGACCAGGCATGCCGACGGGCGTGATGGCGAATGCGGGCGTCAGTTTGTTGCCGGGTCTGACCGCATGATCGATCCGGCAAAAAAGACCGCCGTCATGCATCTGTTAAAAGAGGGCGTCGCGGCCGGGAAGATCGCCAGGGCCATCCCGGGCATATCGCGCCGCTGGATCTACCAGCTCAAAAAGAGGACAGGATAGCGTGCCTGAAAATATCAAGATCACGATCGATATGGACCGGGCCTGCGCCGCATGCGGCACACCGGGCGCAACACAAAACGGATTATGTCTTGCCTGCATCGCCGCCAAGGTCAAGAGTGGTGGCGCCGACGATATCCGTAAGCAGGTGCAGGACAGGGTTGCCCAGGAGGCCGCGGCAATCGCCCCCGGGGGATCCAGCGGCGGGGGCAAAGGCCAGGCGGGTGAGGCGCCCGCATCGTCCGGTCCCGGTTCCGGCGCGGGCGACAACGGCCAGCCGGAGATCACCAGCAAGCTGATTCACGAATGCCTGTTCGCCAACGAGCTGGGCGACGCCACGCTTTACGCGACGATCTTCCGCGACCGCTATCTCTACTGCAAAAACAGCGAAGAATGGTACGAGTGGGCCGGCCACTTCTGGCAGCGGGACATCATGAACCGATCAGTCTCCGCCATAGAGGCCGTCGTTGAACTATACCTCAATGAATACAAGCGCATAAGCAACCGGATCGCCGAGCTTGCCGCCATCGACGGCGGCGGTGACGAGATCAAGCAGCTCCGCAGCCAGCAGGCGTCTCTGATAAAGCGGGCGACGCAGCTCCGCGCGGATCGCCGCCGGACCGCGTGCCTGAAGTGGGCGCACACGATCGACAAGCCCGTCGCCATCACGGGCGAGGAGTTCGACGCCAGGCCGATGCTGTTCCCCTGCGCCAATGGCGTGATCGATTTGGAGACCGGCCGCCTGAAGCACGGCCGCCCTGGAGACTTCCTGAGCATGGCCAGCCCGATTGAGTTTCTCGGCATCGATGAGCCCGCCCCGCTCTGGGACAAGACGATTCTGGAAATCTTCGGCGGCAACGCCGACCTGGTCGCCTACCTTCAGCGCCTCTTCGGCTACGCCACGACCGGCCTGGTCAAAGAAAAAGTCTTCCCCGTGCTGTACGGGAAAACCGGATGGAATGGTCGCTCCTTAATTGTCGAGACGATCAGCTATGTTATGGGGGCGTTGGCCGGCTCGATCCCGGCGGAAATGCTGCTGTCCCAGCGATTCAGCAAGAGTAGCAGCGGCCCGACGCCGGACATTATGTCTTTGAAGGGCATCCGCCTGGCGTTTGCCTCCGAGATTGACGAGGGCCAGCGCTTCAGCGCCTCGAAGATCAAGTGGCTCACCGGCAAGGACGAGCTCGTCGGCCGCCATCCACACGACAAATACCCGACCCGCTTCCAGCCGACGCACAAGCTGTTTTTGATGACCAACACCCAGCCCCAGGCGCCGCCGAACGACAAGGCCTTCTGGTGGCGGCTGCATCTTATCCCCTTCAACATCAGCTTCGTCAACCGCGATCCGCAGGAGGCCAACGAGCGCCGGGCGATCCTCGACCTCGACAAGCAGGTCCTGAAAGAGGCGCCGGGGATCCTCGCCTGGCTCGTGCGCGGTTGCCTGCACTGGCAAAAGCACGGCCTGGCGCCGCCGAAGGAAATCACGGAGGCGACGGAACAGTATCGCCGCAACGAGGATCTGCTGGCGGACTTCATCGATGAATGCTGCATCAAGGAGCCGGGCGCGAAGGAAAAGGCGTCGCTGCTCTACGCCCGCTTTGTTGATTGGTACCATGACAACATCGGCAAGTCGGAGCCGTCGGGCACCTGGTTCGGCAAGCAGCTCGGCCAGAAATACGACAAGTGGAAATCAGAGGGCGTTGTTATGTATCGCGGCATCGCTCTCGGCGGCAGACAGGGAGAGTTGGACACCTAAACCGGAGAACTTTCATTTACCCGGATAAATTTCACCAAGGCGACAGATATATGCAAATCCATCGAACCATCACCGAAACCGCCGGCGCGGGCAGCCTCTCCGGTGCGGGTTTGTTTTTTGGCTGTTTTGGCTGTTTCCCTGGAATATCGGCGCAACATGCCGGATCAATTCAGGGATTGCCGTTGATAGTCTGGTTTGTCGCTGATTTTACAGGGAGACTGGGGGGTCAAATCATATATCTTTTGCCTATTGATTTCATAAAAATGCTTGGTCGCATATAAGCATATATCATCCCCATCTATCCCCGTACAGGGGGGGATTATTATATATAATATATAAATAATGAATAATAATAAATAGTTAAAAAGAAAAAAGGAAAAAATGGAAAATGCCGAAAAATCGGCAAATTTAAGACCGTCCCTGAAATGATGAAATTAAAATGAATACCCTCGATCTGGCGCAGCGAAAAGTGAAGATGCGGAAAGTCTCCGGCACGAACGGCGGCGAATGGCAGGGGCCGTGTCCGGGCTGCGGCGGAGAGGATCGCTTCCACGTCTGGCCGAACGAGAACGACGGCCGGGGCGGTTACTGGTGCCGGCAATGCGGCAAAACGGGGGACAACATCCAATATCTGAGGGAATTCGAGGGCATGGGCTTCAAGGACGCCTGCAATGAGCTGGGAATTGACCTGCCGGACAGGCCGCCTGCGGCAAAAACGGCATCCGTCCCGGCGTCGCCCAGGGCGCCGGAGCCCACTGCCGCCCCTTCATTT